ATAATCTATGTTTATGGTATCTATGATAAAATCTCTCTTAGTAATAGTAGTATCAGCATATAAGCCATATATCTTATTATCATTTCTAAGAGATAGATTTAGGATTACTGAAGGGGTTGAGTATTGATTTACCAGCTTGTAAATTAAATGCTCTTCCTACCTTAATCCATCGGCTGCACTGGGCTTATCCTCATCACTGCTAGTCCAGCTCTGTTCTCCATCATAACACGCATTATTAAAGGTCTTATCCAGATACTTGTAAACTCCATTTAACTTATAAGCTACAGCAGAGTAATTAGGCTTCTTATTATCCCAAGTACAGATTCTAAATTTAATATCCTTTAGCTCTGCTACAAAGCTATCATTTATGATATTGGTATAGACTGTATCAGAATCATTAGCATCACTAAAAGTAGGGTCGCCGATAATTGCCTTAATATCAAAATCTTTAAGGAACACACAGTTATGATAAGCTGGAGTATATACATCTACTGGCTTATAAAGAGTAAAGATAGGTAATCCGCTTATAACCTAATCAGTAGGGCATTTAATCAAGTAACCTTTTTCAGTAGTACCAATTCTCCACGTTACAGTATTTATAATCTCATTTGTAGCACATAGTACATCACCGAACTTAGGCTCATTTTTAAGATATGGTATCTTAAATGTAGCTTCCTCTGTAGTCCAGCCAGAACCATCCCAGTAAAGATTACCCCATTTAAGTTTAGCTGGGATATAGCTGTTAGACTTGTAAAAAGTGCTATCATCACTTCTACTACTTATCTCTCCCTTTGGTATCATATAGGGCTTATCGGCTAAATGATGGAAAGTAACACTACCAGTAATTACCAAATTAGCATTAGCACCACCAAATAGAGTAGATAAACTAGTTATGGTAGTTTCAAAGATTGGATAATATGGTATCTTATTAGGCAAATGAGATTCGTTAGGGTTGCAGTTATGGAAAACCAAATAATTATCATACTTAACGCTGCTCACATTGTTTTTAGCAAAGAGTTCTTCTAGTTGCTCCAGCCCTTTATCTTTTGAGTAGTTTTTGATAGCATTTCCATCAGCACTATCTAAACGCTGTACCGCCATCCTTGCCAAGTAAGTACCTATGTAGCTCTGGGTATCTGTATAGTTTAGAGCTGTAGCTGGTGCTATCTCTATTCCTAACATTCTAGAGCCAGTGGTGGTAGGGTCTTTTTCTATCTTATACCGATAAAATTTATAGGCTGGATTAGTAAAATACTGCATAAATACAGAGTTATAAGCATCTCCAGCTTTATCTACCAGCACTATCATATTATTAGCTTCTTTAGTAAGAGAACCATAGCTTGTAACATCATTTTTAAAAGCAACTCCAAAAGTGCCAGCATCCTTATTACTCTATGAGGATAAGGCATCATCATTATCCTTAGTGATATTTACCATCCCATCAAATAAAGACGGTAGCACCGAATCAAAGGTGTACAAATCATCAGTAACAGTAACCTTATTATACACATTATCCAGAGATAAAGAGCCATCTGTATCACTGTAATCACTTGCTTTTATAGTCTTAGTAAAGCTGATATTCTTGATAGTAGGAGCTGATACATCATCGACGGCATATTCATAGTAAGTATTAAGCCCTGCCTTTATAGCGTCATAATCCAAAAAGTAAACTTTATCACCATCGGCTACAGCAGTTACACCCAGATACTAACAAATTTCCTCTAACACCTCTTGCATAGTCCAAGCTACATCCTCATCAGTTTCTTTATCCTTTTTCTAATCAAAGAAGTTATCCTCTGCTATATATAGCTTATCTAGGATAGCAGTGGTAGCCTCCTTTTCTAACTGGATATTATTGGTAAAATAAAAGTGGCTGTAGGCGTTACAGCTCTGTAGCACTTTCCTTATTACATCCAAAAAGGTAACTACATTCTTATTATCTGATTCATACTTTATATATTGCAAAGTAGATAGAGCATCTATACACTCTATATCTATCTGTTCTCTTTCCTCTACAAATCCCATATCATAAAGATTAGGGGTAACATATCCAGTCCAGATTACAGTATTATCAGCAGCCAGTAGTTCTACCTTAGTACCCTATGCTCTGGGGCTATAAATATCAAAGTTATAATCTGGAGTGATAATCTGTACTGTAGCTGCTTGATATTTTGCAGGGCTGTATATGGTCTTAGAATCAGCATCCATTTCAGTAACAAAAGGCGTACCGCCTAATGTTACTGTTCTGGTCTGATTTCCACCCTAACTAGTAGTAATTACTACCTTATAGAGCTTATTTGTTATATCTCTAAATTCACCGCTATATATCATTTTATTTTACTCATTTTGTTATTATAGTTCTTAAAAGCTATATGTAAATCAGAGCCTTTAATTTTAATCTCTGGTATGATAGTACCACTCTGATTACCGCTATTTAATGCTCTGAAAAGATTAGCCTACTGGTTCTGGTTTAGTATCATCTCTCCAGCGTTTACTCTGGCTAAGATTTTATCACCGTGAAAAGTATTACCAGATACTATACCACCATCAGCAAAAGCAGCTATAGCAGCCGAAGCAGCGGTCTAAGCAGCCATCATAGCCATCATACTACTTACAAATCCAGCAGCTATACCAAATCCAGCAAAAGGTATAGAAGCGTGAGCTGCAAAGTAAGCAGCAGCAGCTAAATCCAGATAAGCGGCTTCCTATGCTTTTGCAGCAGCAGTAGCTCCCATAGCTGGGGCTATAGATGCTGTATCAGCAGCAGCCTTAGCAGATTCAGCAGCAGTAACCGCTGTAGTAGCTGCTGTAGTGGCTGCTCCCTCTGCTGTTTTCTTAGCTGTATGGATAGAGCTAAGTATGTTATAAGTTTCCATCACAGCAGAGATAGCGGATATTACGGATGATGCAATACCTACAGCTCCCATAAATATCTCCCAAGCATCAGCACCTTCTTTTAGGCTCTGGCTTAATGATTGCACACTTTTAACTATACCGTCTATACCATTGATAGTATTGATACCAGCAGTAAAATCTTCCATAACCTAATCAAAGTTACTCTAAAATTCCAGCTTAATAGGCTTACCACCCAGTAAAGCTATCTGTGCATTTATATCAGCTATCCTTTTAATAGCCTCATCCTTATCAATTAAGCCATTATCAAAATCACTCTATACATCACCAGCCATACCTTTAAGCTCATTGTATAGTTCGCTCTTAGTCTTAGGCTGCTCTGTTTTACGCTCTTTTAATCCAGATTGTACCTCTAGATTTTCTCTTAGTCTTATTTTAACCTCTCTATCCGTTACAAGCTGCTGCCTTTCGGCTGGTGTTAATACCTCATCCTTTAGGCGTTTTTCTATTGCTTGTATCTGGTTAGTTAGTCCAGTAATTGTATCATCACTTAAATCCAGCTCTGGCTCTACTTGCCATTTAAGCTAGAGCTTCATCTGCTCTACCTTTGCAGCCTAATCCCTCACAGCTTGTATAGCTGCTACTCTGGCTGCATCACTTTCAAAGCGAGTATTTTTTAAGATGGTCTGTAGCCTACTTAGCTCTGCTTCCTCTGCTGCCAAGCTACCAGCATCATAAGTAAGAGTAGTATTAGGCTTATTCCGATTACCACCGCCACTATCACCACCGCTAGGGCTAAAATCCAATCCATTAGCCTAAATTACAGCATTAGCTTCATTGATTTTAGTAGTGGCAAAATCTACAGTTTTATTTAGTTGCTGCTCTGCTTCTGTATGGATTCTCTGGTTAGTGGCTCTTGCTTGCTGCATACGGTAATCATTAACTTTATCAATACCTTTTTGTGTTGGAGTAAGGAAACCGTAACCGCTCTATCCGCCACCCCATTTATAAGTATAATCCTCATTCTCTTTTAGTCCAGCTTTTTGCCACTCATCGGGGATTTTACTTGCATTACTTGTTCCAATAGTACCACCATTGTACTTATTGTAGAATCCACCACCAGCTACAGAACCATCAGCTTGCATTATAGTCTTATAATACTCTGTATAGGCATCAGTTAACATAGTCTAAGCAGCCATAGCTGAAGCTCTAGCCTTTAGAGCTGTGATAACATTGCTGGTATTATTTACAAATACATCCTCTGCACTCTTTAAATCAGTTACCTTAACTCCCAGATTTTTAAACTCTGTAGCATTATCCTTAATCCACTGTGTTTTTTCTCCTACGGTTTTAAGGTTATTCCACTCATTCTAAAGCAGTTTGTATTTACCTACCAGACTGCCAGTAGAGCTAGCCACATCATCCTTATATTTAGTCATAGCTTCTTTAGCCTTATCAGTCGCTTTAGCTTGCTCATCCAGTTTATCAGCAGAGTTATCAGTAGCCAGAGCATAGGTAAGTAAAGCACCAGCACCAACTAACACTAATCCAGTAAAATCACCCAGCAGAGCCTTAGATACAGCCTTAGCTATATTCCAAGCATTTTGTATAAGAGTACCCTTTTTAGTGGTAGTTCCGTTTACTGCTTGTGCAACTGTGTTAGCTCCTAATGCTGCTGTTTCACCTCTGGTAGCTGCTGTACTGGCTGCTGTCCTAATCTGCTTTAATCGTAACATCAAAGCAGAATCTTTATTAAGTACATTGGCTACAGATTGTACACCATTGAGGATAGCTAATACAGATTGTACTTTCATAATAGCCTAAGCTACCTTTTCATTTTCAGTACCCAGTACACCCATAACACCAGTAGCTATAGAAGCTGCACCAGCTATACCAGTCAATCCCTAAGCCATTGCTTCCAGCTTAAAATTATCATTGGCAAATACATTGGTAGCAGTAGTGGCATCGCCTATAGCATCAGCATAAGTACCAGCCTACTAAGCCATCCTATTAAATAAATCCGTACCGCTTAATCCGTCTAGGTTCATCTGTGCCATCAAATTTTTTAAATCTCTTAATTTCCTTTTTAAAGGGGCTGTAGATTGCTCTATTTTCTGGAACTTTTGCTGTATCTAATCCAGTTGAGAAGTAGAGCTACCTACATCCTCTAAGCGTTGTCTAACTTGATTGATTGTACCAGATAAATTATCCTATCCAGTAAATCTTACAACATAATCAGTAGCCATATATTATTATAGTTTTAATAGTTGTTTATATTGATTAGCCATCTCTTTTAATCTCTGTTTATCGGTATTGGATAAAGCAGTAGTATCAGAGCTGGCTTCTTCCTTTTCCCAATAGAATTTAGCAATATCAGTAGCTTTTAACTACTTGCTGCTATTGCTCTGTGCCACCAGATAGGCTACTAATCTGGCTTGCTCCCAGCTATCCTTATGAGCTAGATATTCATAATCCATTACCGCCCTTACCTCATACATCTCCATCTCATCCATAACATAGTTAGGGGGATAATGTAGCCTTAAAGTTAGCAGAGCATAGAGTTCAGATACACTTAACTTTTTTTTTCGCCAGTGGCTTCATCCGTCTTAGTAAAGATGCTATCTTTTTTCTGGTAATCATCCACCAGCTTAGTTAACTGTGCTATCAGCTCTTTATCATTATCCAGAGCATCTATAAACTCATCCCACTCCAGTACATTATCTGGATTGTTAGCCAGTACCATAGAGTAAAAGAACACATAGTTATCTAACAGTGTCTTAATCTCAAAAGGTTTACCTGTTATCTACTCAAAGATAAATAATGCTCTGATAGTGTATTTTACTTTGTATTGATTTCCGTTAATTGTGATATTCATAATAATTTGTGTTTAAGTAGTTATAAAAAATATATCCCTCTATACCCTTACATCAAAGGGATAAAGGGATATACTAATTTATTTTATGTTTCAAGTTCACAGCTTTACTAACTTTGTAAATACTGCTTTAATTCTATTGTATCTTAAAATCTTAGCTTGTAACAAAAATACTTTTATAGTATAGTAATACCTATTATCTAACAAAAGTTGTTACCAGAGTTATTACCTTATGATTTTTGAGGTTAAGCAGTGGCTACCTTAGTTAAAGCACCTACACCAGTAAAATCCACTTTAAAAGTAGCGTTATCACCGTTAGGAGCATTAAAATCAATATTGGTAATAATCATCTATCCAGTATAGCCCTTACCAGCTTTAGCAGTCCAGCCATCAGTAGGTACAGCATCCAGTTTACCATCATTGTAGTTAGTAGAGTTACCCTCTAGAGCAAATACACCAGTAATAGGCTTACGAGCCATCATCATATCTACAAGCTCATCATATCCTACACCTTCTCCATCATCACCACAAAGATTTTCAGTGCTACAAGTCCAGCTAAGTACACCAACCTCTGAAGTTTGCCATTTACCACCGCTATCTTTTGAGCTGGTTTCCTTAGTATCAGCAGAGATAGTAAGAGTATGGTTAGTGGCATAAGCTATAGATTTTCCGCCCACAAAGAGCATCATATCAGAACCTTTAATTACAGCCATAATATTTTATTTAATTAGTTTATTTTCAAAGTATTTCAATCTGAAAAGTTAGCTTCTATACAAAAGCATCCTCTATATAATCCTCATCTGCATTTATCAGTAATATATCTCCTACATTTATATCATTAAATTTACCTCTGGTATGCTCCAGCTTACCCTTTACCTATTCGGCTAGAGTAATACTATCTGGATAATTAGCAGCAGCCACTATAACCTCTACAGTAGCCATCTCCCTATAAGAGTATCTATCTTTAGTGGTAGAAGGGTATAGTCCGCTCCTACGATATACCACAAAAGGATAAGTAGTACCCTCATCTGCTACCAGCGGATAAACTTTATCAATACCGCTTAATATTGTTTTTATCGCTTTACCTATTTGTAATCCGCTCATCATTGCCTTGTAATCCTTTTAAGTGATTCTGTTATAGAGTTATTGATAGTATCAGTAATATCCCCCTCATTAGCTCTAGCTGCTGCAAAGAAGTTAAGAGCCTTAATACTACCTCTATTTGCCTTAGTTCTTCTAGTCTGTCTTAACTTTGTACCTTTTTCAAAGAACTTTAGCCTAAAATCTCCCATTATACTCACACTAACCTCACAGTAATCCTTATCAGCCTTATATTTAATACCGCTCTCCATAGTTTTACCGTTCCATCGGTTAGGAGTAGTAGCACCCATCCCCAGCTTACTCCTAAGCTGTACCTTAGTGTTACTTGCCAGTTTTTCACCGCCAGCTTTCAAAGCAGTAAGCAGTACCTTTTTTCTGGATTCGGCATCTAAAGACTAAAAGAGATTCCTTACAGCACTATCATCAATACTTACGTTATTACTCATTTATAAGCTCTGTCTTAATTATTTGATGCTGTTGCTCTTTGTTGCGCTCTATTGATAATATACGATACTTTCTATTCTTCCAGATTATCCTCATCCTCTCGCTAATCTGGTGATAGATTCTCATTGTAAATAGCACCTCATAAGCAAATACTATCTCATTATTTTCATTGGCTCTATTGCCACTGGAGTAGCTTACTTTAGCTCTGGTGTTTATTATTATCGGCTTCCATACGGTCTAGTTAGCACCAAAATCATCAGTTATAATAATAGGCTGCTCTACAGTTACCACCTCCGTTAGTAATCCAGCTCTCATTATGGTATGTAGTAGCGTTTATATAATCCCAGTAAGTAATCTAGGGTGTATGGTACTTTAACCACGCTTGTATATGCTACTGGCTCTCTGTTAGCATATAGATTACCCACCATTAAAAGAATTGAGTGCTTTACAGCAGATGGTAGTTCTCCATCTGATAAAAGCTCTTTCAAAGCTATGTCTAAATGTTGAGCTACTGAATCCTCTGCTACTTGTATCAGTGAGATAATGTAGTTATCATCATCAGTAAAATCCGCATCTATTTGTAGATGCTTTTTAGCTTCTTGTAATGTTATATACATAGCTCCTAGATTTAAAAAGTAAGAGTGAGTAGGCTGTTACGCCTACTCCCATCTTACCAGCAATTATAACACAAATTATTTAAGCACACGCTTAACGAATGCTCCAGCTCTACGAGGTTTAGCATCAAAGTAAGCATTTACTACAAGTCTTACTTTACCGTTAGCTGCTTGTGTATAGGGGTCTACAGTAAGTTCAATACCGCCCCACTGTCCGATTACATAATCAGAGAAGTTACCCATTACAATACCCTTGCTAGCTACAGCAGAGCTACAAAGTACATCATAACCTTCTACCTCTCCATTCTGCATAATAAAGCCAGCGTTAGCATTAGCTCCCTTTACAGTGGTTTTAAGTACAGCCTTAGCAGTAGGAGCTACGATAAATTTAATATCACCAGATACATTAGCATCCTCTAAGGTAGCTTCCATATTTACCACATCGGCATAAGTTACAGCAGCAGTATCAGCAGTAACCCCATTGAAAATACCAGCAGGCATAGTAGTAGTTCCAGCAGCAGAGCCTAGAAGGGTCTTTTCAAGTTTTTCAGTGATTGCATTTACAATATCAGCCTTTAAAAGTTCCTCTGCACTGTTGCTATCTTGCATAAGGAACTGCTTAGATACGTCTACATAGGCTGTAAGGCGTTTTGGCTCAAATTTAACCTCTGAAAAAGTACCAGCACCATCCTTAGCAGCGGCTACTTCGCCTTCCCAAGTTACATTAGAGCCACTATAAACTGGGATAGATACGTTACCAGTTAAGCCAGTCATATAGGTAGCTCCAGCTTGTACAAGTACAGATTTAGCTCTAAGAGCTGGAAGGATACCAAGTACATCAGTAGCTACATTCTCTTTTCCAGCAGTAGCTACAGTAGCCTATACATCAGCTCTAAATTCCATAGGAAGTACAATATCTCCACTGTAGCTAATACCAGCTTTACGCATTTCAGCAATACCAGCATTTACCACCTCTTGTGCGCGTTCATCCAGTTGCTTACCGTTTGCTCTGTCTGCAACTGCTTTAAGTAATGAAAAATTTTCCATAATTGTTTTATTATCAGTTCTTTTATTAAGTGTGTTAGTTATCTCTCTAAGTTCGGTATCAGCTACCTCTATCTGTTTTACTATCTCATTAAAGTTAGCTGATTCCTCATCCGTTAACTTTCGGCTCTCTTTTTCAGCTCCAGATAAAATATTTTCCGCTCTAAGCTGTAGCTGCTCTTTTTTGTCAATTAACTCTATACTAGTCATTTTAATTTAGCTCTAAGTTCGTTAAAATACTGCTCCAGCTCTGCCTTTTCACTTGTCTTTATAGCGTCTAATCCTCTGCTATCTACTTTCACACTGGTAGCATCATAAGCAGCTCTATATACTGGTGATACATCAAATAGCTCACTAATAGTATTGATGGTTCTTAGGTAAGTGCCATCAGCTCTTTTAGTCCAGCTATCTCCACCATCAGCTACGGTAAATGCAAAAGAGCTAACTGTAATATCACCTCTCTTTAAGCCCTCTATAAGCTCATCCCCCAGAGCTGTATTAGGAGCATCAAAGGTATATTTTAGCCCACGCTCATCAACCTCTAAAGTAAGACTACCAGAGCCTTTATTTGAGCGTGCCAGTACCCCTTTATCCTCATTGTGATTAAGTAAGCAAAGTACATCAGAGCGTTCCAGTACACCATCTAAAGCTGTAGGTGCTATTACCTCTGTAAATCCACTAATCCCAGTGGATTCAGTGTTAAATACTAGAGCATAGCCAGTAACAGTTCTTGATTCTGGCTCTATAGCTCTAATTTCAAAATTTGTATTTCTTACCTCTCTCATTTGTACCATTTCTTTTATTACTATACAAATATTTGTCTTACATCCTTATCTACTGGATTAGTCCAAATCTCCAGCCTATAACTCATCTAAAATATCAAATCCCAGTATATCCTTATGCTTACTTATCTCTGATATTTCGGATGCTAGATACTCATAGCTTTCCCACTAATCCAGCTCATCAATCTCATTAGATAAATAGTCTGGTATGCTCATTCTATACAGTTCCAGCCTAAATTATCCTCTAGCTTCTACTGCTTGCTCTTTACATCATCTACATCCAAATCTATCAGATAGATTTTACCTATATTGGCTTCTATCTTTGCATCCAGTTTAGCGGTTTCGGTTTCCAGATAATCTACCCTCTTAGTTAAGAAGGCTGCTAATTGTTGAGCTTGCTTATCAGTAATAGCATACTCCACACCATTTAAAGTTACTTTGTTAATACTCTCCATCACCACAGTAAATAGTAATTATATCATCCTCATCATCTGTATCATAATCACCTTTAAAGCAGTCCAGCACATAGCAGCATAGGCTATCACTATCTAACTCATTACCATACTCTGTATAAAGAGTAGTGGAGCTGGAGCTATACCAAAAGTACCTATTATCTGGAGCTATCCAATCTTTTAACTGGGATGCTTTAAGAGTATAGCAGTGATTCTAACTTTTAATCTCATCTGGGGTAAGTTTGCAGCCACATATATACGGCTCATTTATATGATTGAGCTGGTAATATAGTTCCTCTATCTGCTGCTTTTGCTCATCACTTACTATATTATACTCTGTACCGTTAATGTTAATTCTGCTTATTTCCATCCCTCTTTAGTTTAGCTTTTACTGCATTCCAGCCTATACACTTCTCCCACCAGTTATTAGAGTAGTACACAGTAATAACATCATCCTCATCTATCCCATCATAATACTCTTTACCCACCTCATCATAATCGGGTAAATACTCTGTGAGATATACTTTATCCTACATAAGAGTGATATGATTATTAGAAGAGAATCTAAGATAGGGGTTATTACATCTATAAGTAAAGTATTTATAATTTTTCAACTTAGCACCATTTAGCCAGCTCTCCAAATCCTTAGCTTTAAAGGTCTGATAGGATTTATCTTGTAAGCTCTTTATAGTAATCCACTGGCTCTATATTTCCTTAGATGGTGCTTCCAGTCTATTTATTTCATCCATAGCTCAAAAAGTATAAGTTATAGGGCTATCACACCGATAAACAAAATTACCAAATCTAAATAGTTTGTAAGGTTTTAGCTTAGTGCCAAAATCAATACTTATAGCTTCTCCATCTCCCCAGCCAGTAAAGCACTAACACCCAGCAGTAAGAGAATAAAGATTCGGATGCTCATTAGGTACAAGTATAAAAAATGCTTTTCCGCTTTCACCACTCTCAAACTTAGTTCTAACAGTGATAGGTAAAGTAGTAGGCTCAAACACCTTATTATTTACCTTATCCTTTTCAAGTAGTCCAGTGAGGTAAGTATATGTAATAACTCTATCTTTATCAGCTTCATCCATTAGCCCAATAAAAATAATATCATCAGAGCCATCACCTAAGCCATCCAATTCTCTAACTATAGTGTCATCAGTAGATAGCTTATAATCCTTACCATTAAATCTAACTTTGTTAATCGTTTCCATATCAAGTAGTAATTATTAAAGTACCATCCTTAACTGTAACAGTATGAGCATCAATCCGCTCACTAAGGCTATTTTCTACACTAGTGGCTCTCTCTACTTCCTCTGCAATACGGTTTTTAATCTGCTGTATAGTCTGGTGATTGATAGGATTACTAGGCTCTGTAGCAGTTCCATCATTTCTAAAGTAGTAATCAGTGTAAACTGTACGGATTCTGTTATACTCATTATCACCAAATTTAGTATCTGTAACACCCCAGCCATAGGAGTAGGCTATTACCCCAGAATCCATTACTTCTAACTAATCAGCGGATATATACAGCTTATCAGCATCATTAGTAACAGTAATATCTGATTTATCATACTCCAGATACTTCTTCTTATCTGTAGTAAATACCTTTATAAAAAATGATGGTTTAGTATTTACTCTTATGTTATTACCCTTATCATCCTTTAGGCTAAGAGTAATTATTAAGTCGCTTCCTCTTTCAATAATCATAATGTATTCTCTTTTATAGTGTTAGTATTATCGGGATTTTCAGATACAGCTCTATCTAGTGGCTGTATGTTTACTTGCACAAAGGTATTATCACCATTCTCTAAAGATGGTAAATCCAGCTCTTTCCTAATCTCATTAGGGCTTATCACACCGATATTAAAAAGTGTCTGATAGTAGTTAGCCAAGCTCTATTTATCGGCTCTTAAAAGAGTAGCAGTATCAAATCTTACATCTATGCTATCTTTTTCAGAAGGCTTATATAGTTTACGCTCAAATTCCAGCTCTATCTTTTCAAGTAGCGGAGCTAAGGTATCAGTTAAAAAAGCCAGCTCTGTAGCTTCTACAGTAGAGTAAGATGATTTAGATAAATCAAATGCTTTTACTGGAGATACACCGAAGAATCTACAAATATCAATTACATTAAATTGCCTTGTTTCCAATAGTTGAGCATCGGAAGGGCTTACTGTAATTGGTGAAAAATCCATATTACCCTCTAATACACATACTCCATTAGGCGTACCAGTTTCAGGGCTAAAAGCAGTCTGCCAGCTAGATTTAAGCCCTCTCTTTTGCTGTTCTGTAAGTGTGCCACTAGTTACTTTTAAGATACCAGCCATATTAGCACCACCTTTAAAGAAGCCAGCAGCGTGAGCTTCACTATCTACAGCTAATCCAAGTGTGTTTTTAGCGTGAGCCAAAGTAGAGATACCATTTATACCATCATAACTAAAGTTCAGTATATGTATCATATTACAAGCCTCTACATTGCCGATACCAGTAACAGAGTAAGTAACATTATCCCTAAGTAGTTTAGGAGATACTACTGTTACTAAATCTGCTGGGATAAAGTGGAGTGCTACAGCATTCCCTTTTACATCCCTCTCTATATAAGCATACCCATTACCTTTAAGCAGCACACTAATCATTAGAGCCTTCATAAATGTAAATCTACTCATTCTGGGGTTAGGCTCTTTATTAAGGATATTGTAAGTAGGATGCTCTGTATATTTGAGCTTATATCCATTCTCATCAATCTTATAAGGCTCTAAAGGTAACTATGCTACTGAATCGGATATTACCTCTACACATCGGTACACAGCACTAAGCAATAGAGATTTATTTGTAGAGTAGCCACTGGTACTATTATACATCAGATAATCCGCTAATCCACTGCGTTCCTCTGGCTGTTTTTGTTTCTTTTTTGCTTTTGTTCCCACTTTTTGGAAATTTTAAATAAGCTTTTCGAAATTCCAAAAATT